GACCGGGCATATCGTTAGTGCCGGGTGTGCCGTCTACCTGACCAAATATTGCCGCGCCGGGGATGAAATTTGTTGCATCATCGCCAGAAAAAAGCACTGCTCCTATATTGTCGTTGTTTAAAACAACACCCCTTGTCCCAACAGAGCCGCCACGTGATTTTGCTAAAAACAAACCGGAAGGAAATGTAGAGTTTCCCCAGTTAGTTGCCGTCATCCCACCGCCACTTATGGATATGCCTTGCGTTTGTAGGATTGGCGTTCTGGTATTACCAGCATAATCCAAATACCCCGTGGTTCTTGTTGCAGCGCCGACAACCGTAAATCCATCCGCATCAACCACAAACGGCGTACTGTCTGGGTTTGCACTATCTTCGATTACCAGCGCATTGCCTGTGCCTGTCTGCGTGATACGGAGTGCATCTTGCGAAGTAGCATCAACAATGTTTAATCGCGCGCCCGGCGAACTCGTCCCAATCCCCACGTTGCCGGACGTATCAATCCGCATCCTCTCGCTGCCTCCGGTGTAGAAGGTCATGGGGAGGTAGGTGCCGGTTCCTGTGCGACTTGACGCAAATCTGGCGTCGCCACCATCTATTCGCAGTTGAGCAAACCCGGCATTACCAGAGTCTGTGGAATTAAATGCAATAAAACTTGCTGCTGATGCGGCAGAGGGAGGAATGGAACCAACATCCGTAGTGGCTCCACTCACACCTTGAAACATCACACGGTTCGCCACCGTCGCATTGCTGAAGTCGCCAGTGATGCGATTGCCTGTGCCTCCAAGGTTCAATGCTGTGCCATCAAACGTGAGGCCTGTTCCAGTAGTTAGTGCAGTGGTGGAGGACGCATAAACCACGCCGTTGGCTGTGAACCCTGTTAAGTTTGTTCCGCCGTTTGCTGTTGGAAGCGTACCGCTCACATGCGTAGCTAGACCAATCTTCCCCCAGCTTGGGTCAGCACTAACCCCGCCAGAAATCAACGCGTTGCCTACCGCTACGTCAGCCAACCTAGCTAGTGATGTTGTGGTATCTGCGTAAAGAATGTCCCCCACCGCGTACGAAGTTTGCCCTGTACCGCCCAGAGGTGCGGATACCGCAGTAAAGCCAGAGGCCAACGACCCCGCAGCAAGAGCGCCCACACCCGTGATGCCTGTGTAAGAACCAGACAGCCGCGACGTACCCAGAGTGCCTGAGCTAATGTTGCTTGCGTTCGTTGTGTCTGTAGTCGCTGACGCCGCTAAACCTGAGACCGCTCCTGCCGAAATGGCAATCGCTGTGTCGGTGACTGTTGTTATCTGGCCTTGAGCATTAACTGCAAAGACTGGAACTTGAGATGCCGAACCGTACGTGGCGGCAGATACGCCTGTGTTGGCAATATTAAATGTGAACGATGGGGATTCGTTTAACCCTGTTCCTGCCGTGTAGGTGATCGGCGCGGAAAACTGTTGGAAAACAATCGCCGTCGTACCAATTGTTATCGGAGGCGCAGTCTGTTGCACCCAAGCGGTATTGAGATTAATAACGCCGCTGGTTACTAAGAAGAAATCGCCTTCGTCAATCTGGTCAACCCCGGTACCAACGGTGTCAAAGTCAGTTGCGCGAGTCAAAATAAAGGGTGCGCCCGGCGATGAATTGCCTGCTTGGGTGAGTGTGTAAACGCCGTTATGCGCACCGTTTACTTGGTTTTTAATTAGAACTCGCGTTCCGTTATCCGTAGGAGAGGTAAATGTATGGCTATCAACTGTTAAAGCGCCGTTAGCGTCTCCAGTCAGTGTCGCGCCAACGCCAGATGTGCCGTTGTTGTAAGTACAGGCGGGCAATGCTGCGGTAGTTGCATAGGCCACTGCTTCGTGGAAGTGAATACCTGTTGCAATTGCGTCGGCATACTGCTTGTTAACGATGTCGGTGTTGCTGGTTGGAGCGGTGGTAATTGTCCCTGTGGTCAGCGCAATAGAGTTCGCTGTAAGAGCATCAAAGGCTTGCTGAACTGTGTAGGTATTCGCCGTGTCCCGATATACAGAACGCTCTGACGGGTATGTACAGAATACGTTCTTAGACCCTGCTACGAAAGAAACAAGCGACCCGCCGTTACTTGAAGACAGAACTGTGTCACGCGAAAGCGTTGTGCCTGACGCCGTGTATGTACCTATGCCCGCTTCCCAGTCGCCTGTTATCGGGTCATTGATTGCGTAGTACGTTGTATTGCCATCGCCAATAGCAGCGAATGATTGAAAGCCAAGAGTAGCACCGCCGAGCGTCAAAGTCCCGGTACCTACCGTAGTAGATAATTCTTGGACCCTGTCTTTAACTATAAGCGCCATTTTTTAATCCTGCGTATTTACAACTTGCCATGTATCAGTTTGCTCGTTGTAGATTACTGACCATCCGGGAGGTACATCCGTGTTTAGTGCAATCCAATTAACTGGCTGCTCGTTCGCAATTACTGCCCATGTAGGCGTTTGGTTATTGTTTATATCGCCCCAACTAACCGTCTGCGAGTCGTCAATAAGTTCCCAAAGAAACCTTGCAACTAACTGATCTGCTGCTATTGCACCTTCAGTGATACTGGCAGTAAACGCCGCAGACGCCAATATGACCGCAAGTGCTGCCGTGCCCTCACTTACCGTTGCGTTAAACGTAGACGGGGCTACTAATACGCTATCTAATCCACTACTGATTTCGCTTACAAAAACAGCCATACTCGCGGTTGCGCTGGTAGCATCAAGCCCAGTAGCACTATCCGATAACGCCGCGTTTAGTACGCCGTTTGCAAAGGTGGTATCTAACGCATTGCACAACTCTGCTATAACTACGGCGTACACAAGACCACCAACTACAACGTCATCTGCGACCGCTGATTCTGAAATAGTTACTGCAAAATTTACAACCGCATTAACTAGTTCGCTAGTGGTGGACGCTTCCAACACCGCGCTTTGAAACACTGCCAGTGCACTTACAGCCTCGCTACCGCCAACGGACTCCGCAATAGACGCCGCAATAGTAATCAACGCCGAAACTACATCAGAGACTGCCGCACCCTCAGTAACAACCGCACCAAAAGTTGACGCTGCTACTAATACGCTATCCGAACCAACTGCGCTTTCACTACTGGCGGGGATAAACGCCGCTTGCGCCGCTGTTGTTTCTGATGCAACTGCCGACTCTGCTATATCGCTATTAAAAACTACACCCTCTGCCCCAAGGGCAGCGAACGGTGAGGCTGCAAATGGAGCGCCAGCAAACACGGTTTACGCTGCGTCGAGGCTAAACGTATACGTCACATTAAGTGTGTCACCCGCTACAACGACACGATCACCCGGCGATTGAAAGTCAGATTCAGAAAACAACACACCTGATGTACCACTGGCTACCGTGCAAAGAAACGCGCCAGCAACTGTGCCGCCTGCACCAGAAATCGTGAACGAAGCGGGGGACGCTGAGTTGCTAATGACAGACGGGTCAGCCGTGGTAGCTGTACCAAACGTGACTGCTTTACGGGAGCCTGCATAGTCGGTGTATTCCGTCCACGCCTTAGATGCCAACGTATCCGCCGCAGCAAACGTAGTGCCCGAGCCGGGGCCGGTAATCAGACCAAGGAAAAAAGACGCTGAATAAGTAGAACCCTTAAAGTACTGGGTGTTCATGTCTTGCAGTCCCTCGTTCACTACAAGGTTGTGCTCAGAGGTTTCCCATTTGAGATTGCCGTCTTTATCTAAACACTGCACATGAAATACGCCGCCCGCCTGCATACCTGCTGAAACACCTGTACGTGCAGTAAGTGCCGAGCTTACGTTGTCTGTTCCTGCGGACTTTGCGATAAGCATGATTACCTCTCAAGGAAAACGGATTAAAGCCGTCGTTGCCGTATTCGCTGGCATAGTGACGGTGTTACTTACACTGCTAAATGTTTTGTCTGAACCAAAGTCCAGCACAGCCACTGATTTGTTTGCCCGCGTCACGTTATAGATTAACGCGCTACGCGCGGTGAAGTTAGCACCGGGCCAAGACACATTGTCAAAGTTAACGTACACCGTACCTGCATTAGGGCCAGTCGTCTGAGTGCTAATAGTCACGCCAGTCATAACCACACCACCTGCTGTGTAGCCCGTGCCAGTAACTTCGTTACCTGTGGTGTAGACGGTAGTCAACTGCCCAATATCTGAGAACGCGGTGTACAACGCCATATAGAGCGTATCTGTAGCAAGGTTCTGCCCCATCTGGAGCATCTCCTGCTTAAAGCTATTTGTGAGGCCCTGTTGGATCGCCATTACGGATTCACCTTAATCTTAGCCTGACCGTCACGGTAAGCATCACCACGCTCAAGGCCCGTACCCAGACGATTCAACTGACCTACAGCTTCTTTATACTTACCTTCGTAGACAGCCATCATATCCTGCTCACCCTTTAAAAATATGTACGCCTCAACCATCGTGCCGTACAGTAGAACAGGTGAATAGTTGTCCCCGAGCCATGTGCGACCATCTGCCGCTACAGTAATCGACTCAGGGTATGCGTAGTAATGCAACTCCACATTGTAAACAGCGTCAGGGGTCGGGCCAAGGATAAAGCTCAATTCATCCGTAATATTGCCCGCTGCAACTGTAGGACCGAACAAAGCGTAATACTCAGGTAGCCCTGTGCTAGTCGAGTTAGGGTAAGCAGCCCGGATGAAATTCACGTCCTTATTTAACAGGTAGGTGTAGTTTTCTGTCGCCGAGCCGGAGTTTTCAATAACCGCCATAGAAAACACAGACATAAAGTCTGTGGGGCAGGACAGATACTTATTACCCGAAGACGTTACGCCCGTGACATTCTTACGCAACGGCGGAATCTGAACGCTGTTATAAATGCGCTCTTCAGCTTGCGTAATAAACGTATTGATCTGTTCAGTGCCGTTAGACGTGGTTACGCCCGTTCCTGCTACGTCAGTCCAGACGTTCGTCGGGAAGTCGTTTTGCAGGTAGTTTTTAACAGCAGTGAACAGTTCGTTGTACGTCATGATTAACCCATCGGACCACGAGCCATTACGCCCTTAGTAGCAGCGCCAGTACCGCGAATTTTGATACCAGTTGTTTTAGTCTCTTTGTAGTTACCTTTAGAGATACCCGCAACTGATGGGTTCATCTCGGTCATAACCTTGGCACCTGCCGTATATGGCAAATCACCTTTAACTTTTTTACCGTCCATAGTATGTGGCTCCGCATAAACAGCAGCTTGGCCTACTTCTTTGCCGCCCTGCTTTTGTGAATATTTAGCCATTATCGACCACGCTGATTCATGGCACGAGCCATATTACGGCCCATTTTCCGCATGGCTTCGCCGGTCACGCCGCCTTTTTTCATGCCGTGCATCTTTTTCTCATGGCCCTTGACCGCCTTCTTGGCGATCTTTTCCATGACTGGCTTGTCTTTCTTAATATCGTCGTGCTTCATAATTTGCTCCTATGTAATCGTTACACTACCCACTACACTGATAGGGGCCAGAGCATTCGGCGTTAACCCCGCGTCACTCCCACTTGCCCCACCAATCGGTGCCCAGCCCCACTGAAATACTCGACTACCGCCAGTTGGATCACCAAAGTCTGTGTTCAACGTCAACTGCAACCCGGTATAACCTGCTTGTTGGTAGCTGTTATCTGGCCTTGGTTCCCGCACTGCTTGTGGGTCTTGCACCGGATACATACCCAACTGCAACTGCGGCTGGTCGGGTTCCCAGCAGGTCTTGCAAACTTTGATCGACACCTGCTTAGTCTTGATCGTCAGTTTCTTTAACTCTTTCAGCTTATAGCGAAACCCGCAGCGGTCACATTCCGCAATCGAGTTCTTGGCTGAACTAAATCTGTTGCCCATAATTTAGAAGAACATTTCCCGTGGCACCAGACGGTCAGCCGCTTTTTCACGATCTTCCCCAGCAGCCAAATCCCAAGCCTCGTCATACATAAGCTTCAACGCTTGAGTCCTCATAGGATCAGCATTGGGTAGTTTAATCGATAACATATACGCCAGACCAGCTACTAGGCAGTTCTGGAAGCGGAACGGAATATCCGGCACATTCACGCCGTTGCCCGCATCAAAAATACGCTTCAAGCGCCAGTAGTAAAACACGTAGTATGGGTTCAAAGACGTGCCTTGATCGGGGGCGGGCCACACATTAATCTGCGGATAGGCCGGAGTAGCACCCAGCAAGTCTGTCGTCTGACCGCTTTGTCTGTTTACCCACACCTGAATCGGACGACCCTGCGCCAGCTTGTTAGGAATGGTCGAGTAGGTCGAGACGGAAATCCGGGTGATATTCAAATCCGTCTGATTAGGGCCTTGTCCGGAATCAGTGCGAATAACATGTTCCAGTAGATCAACGGTATCCACAGGTAAATCATAGGTCGTCACCCCTTGGGCTAAGTTGATCGATCCCTGCTCGATAGTCCACAGGTTAATGCCACGGTTAGCCCATTCACCCAGCAGGAAATTCAGGCTACGCCGTGCTGTACGGAAGTCATATCCGGTACGCAACTCTTGCCCGCAACGCTCAAACGCCTCTTCGAATATCTCGTTGAGGGTAGGGTTGAACGTCGATACTGAGGTTGTGACTGCCATTTTTTATATCCCGGTTACCGCGCAGAAGTCATTTCGCTGTCGCCCTTTTTAACAGTCACTTTGTCACCATCGACATGCACCTGCATAGGGTCACGGTCAGCCATCCGATCCAACCGCTCAATTAGCTGTTTCATAATTTCAAACTCGGGCTTCTCTTCTTTTTGGGACGCACCAGCCACGCCATTAAGCATGGATATTAACGCTGTCAAAGACGCGCCAAGCAAACCCATAACCGCTGCCATTTTGCCTTCTTCCAGCACCACAGAAGCGCCTACGCCCATAGCCACAATAATCGTAATGTAGACCAGCCCGTGACGGCCAATTGCTTTTCCTGCGACTTCTTTTGCCGAATCAGGATTAACTTCTTTCTCGTCTGCCATTATCTAAACCCCGCTGTTTTCTTGGCTATGCCCTTGGGCTGTGCAACAAACTGCTTACCTTTTGCTTTCCCTGCCCGCTTTGCCTTCGTGGTTGCTGCGTATTCCGCTGGGCTTAACGACTTTATTGCTTTTTCTGGCAGGTACCTTTCGCCAGTCTTCGACGATGGCTTTCCACTTTTGGTTGTCCATTTCTGGTCTCCCCAGTCTTTCAAGCTTTTCTGTGGCGCTTTCAATCTTTGTAGCCCCCGCCAGCTTCTTTGTACTTCTTCGCTACAAGCTGTGCCTTGCGGGCTGACCACTGACCTGCACCCGTGCCATGAGTAGCTGCGGCTTTTACCTGCGACACAATCTTCTTGCGAAGACCGGGTTTAGTGTAATTACCAGCAGCGTTAACCTTCCCACCTTCTTTGTACTGCGTAAAGTCGGTGTCATCCCGACGGGCTTTCTTCTTCCCGCCGGGCATCTTGGAAGGGTTAATTGCACCCATACCGCGAGAGGCCATCATTAGCAGACCCGTCCGCCTTTTTTCATGCCTTTGTTGCCAGCCATGACGATCTGCTTGCCCTTAGTCTTACCTTTGACAGCCAGACCGTCTTTGCTTGGGGCTGCGGTTTTAACCTTACCCATCGATGTCATACCGCCAGCAGCCATCTTCTTAGCTGGGGCTTTTTTCTTCATCATTGCCATAAAACCGGGGTTCATCTTCGATGCCATACCGCCTCCTGATTTAGTAAACTCTTGTCCCACGGTTACAGGGACGCCGACCTTCTTTGCAAACTTTGGGTTGTTTGCGACTGCTTGCATAAACTTTTCCTGCTTGGCAGATTTAGCTGGCATTAAATCATCCTGCCCTTCGTCTTGCCACGTGTAGCAATGCCATCACCACGGGTCACGCCACCCTTTTTAAAACCGCCCTGATCTTTCAGGCGGTTCTTGTCGTACTTGTCGTAGGCTTCTTGCTCTTTCTTTACGCGCTGGTCGCGCATACGGTTCTCTTTTGCATCACGAGCAAAATCAGGCATTGGAGCCTTCTTGGGTTCTGGCTTGGCGGTTGTCGTGCCACCAGCAGCAAATTTTCTGACGTTGCCGCCTTTTTTGTAATACCGCCCGCCTTCGTTCTCAAAAGCCGCTTCTTCAGGGCTGATGTTACGCACAGGCGACTTCATACTACGGCCTTCTTTACTCTTGGACATCTCGCGGTCTTTGCGGTTCTGTTCAGACCTCCGCATACCGGACAAAGCAGCCATCGCGCCAAGGCCGACACCAGCACCAGCGAGAGCAGCGGCGGTGCCACGTGAGCGTTTGTCTTCTTTCTCTTCTTTAGGCGCAGACTTCTGACGCTTGCCAGATTCAATCGTAGCGTCTTCTTTTACCTTACCTTGCTTAGGCTCGTCTTCGCCTTTTAACTTGGTGTTGTACTTCTTGCCATTCCACTCAAAGGTTTTTTGGCCTTCTTTACGGGCGTCAGCAAACGCCTCCTTAAAAGACGAACCAGTAGCGGAGTCGTAAACAATTTTGTCTGGTGATTTATAAGTCATGATTAAGCCCTCGTCTTTCCGCGAATCGCAATACCGTCAGCACGTTTAGAAGCGGAAGACACGGAACCGCCAGAAGCATACTTCTTGACCGCGCCGCCTTTTTTAAGTGCGCCTTTCATGTAAGCCTCATCGTCTTTTTTCTTCTTTTCTGCTTGACGGCGGCGTTCTACTTCTCGTGCACCTTCTGCCATCTTCTGCTGTGGCGTACGAACTACGCTCTTATCGGCGCTATCGATTGTGCCCTGAATAGGGTTGGCTGATCGGCCTTTAGACGTATCCCCTTTTTTATTTGGGTCGCCGGGCGTAGTAATGCCTCTGCTGGATAGAAAGTTTTGATGCGCGGATGGAGCTTTCTTAACCGCCGGAGAAACAGGGGGGGCAATATCTTTTACCGCAGGTTCTGAAGTACTTCCTCCAGAACCAGCCTGATCTTTTTTAAGTTTTGGTTTAGCCACGGGTTTACGTTTGTTATCCCCCGCTCTTACAAGTGCTTTGTCGGATTCGTACAGCGCATTCTTATCTGCGTCTTCAGGCACCAACAACGACCTAGGGTCTTTTGATTGTTGCGCTGCGCGCTTTTCACCGGCGCTAGGTTCTTTTTTAGCGATAGAAATGGCTTCTTCCGGCTTATTATCTTCAGCAGGTTTGTTCTTAGCGTTATATTCTTTAACTCTACTAGCGTAGTCGTCCTTGTCGCTGCCTTTACCTTCTTTGTACTTGTCGTACAGGGCTTTACCAACAAGAACAGCGCCTAAGCCGGTGATAATGTCGCCGCCGCGACCAAACTTTTTAACCTTTTTCATGATTTTTGCCCAATAAGCTGATCAATTTTTGCTTCAAGCCGATTAAAGCGTTGATCAATGTGGTCAGTAATCCGTTCAACTTCTGCTTTAGTGACATTATCACGAGCGATCTCCTCACGAGTCTTGTTCAACAAGATCGTAATCCGCGCAAGTTCAGAGAACTTTTCATGCGCTATGTAAGCAAAAAGACCGGTAAACAGCGTTAAAGCCCCAGTCCAAACATATGTCATTTCCATGCTCAGCACTTCCAAGCTCTCAAAGATTTGTTAATCCGGCTGTTCGGGTCATTTGCCGTCTTCGCCGACGTTAATTTCTTTTTCATCCCTGACATACGGGCGCAAAAAGAGTCCTTGCGCTTTCCGCCTTCCGGCTGGGGAGCTTTCAAGTTCATGCCTTGCGCTTTCGCAGAGGCTCTTCCCTTGGCGTTCAAGCCGCCCTTCTCGGACTTGCCCTCTTTTCTCTGCCATGCTGGAGACTTAGCCATAATTAAGTATGCCCGGCGTCGTAACTATTAGCTACTAGTAGCAAAATAAACAGCGAAGAAACAGCGTTGTTGTTAGAACTACCAATCGCTGTTGCCTCAAGTGTGGTCTTTTCTGGAATAGCTAATGGGTACTCAAACACGTAATTCGCTACACCATTGTTAATGCTTGTGACTGCGGCAGTACGACGAATGTTGTCGGTACCACGGGTCAAAAGCCGTCCCTGCACTTGGTTGGAACCACCTGCTTGACCAGAAGAGAATAGCCCCTGAGAGACATATGCGGTGTATCCAGCAGGTACCGTCCAACTACCCGTGATCGTGGTGTTGTAGTCAAACTTGATGATGTCGTATGTGGTCGCAGGAACGCCAGCAGTTACGGTACCTGTGCCGATGTAAATGTCACCGGCTGCGCTATTTCCAGAACCCACCGTTAACACATAAGCATAGTTAATCCGAAGCATCGACGTAGCCATCGTCACAGCCGTTTGACCATTCAAGACAACAGTTTCTGACACTTCGTTGTAGTTGGCGTCCAAACCCTGCACAACAACGGAACGCGCACCGGTGCCATTGCTTGTATCGTTCGCACTTGTTGAACTGACAGTCATCTGCAAAGCAGCCGCAGGAAAAGTAATCAGGCTAGGCAAAGGCCAGACGGTTACTTGAGTTGAGTCTACATCAGAGTTAAAACCAAACACCGTCACATTGCGGTGAAAGGCAATTTGCCCACGCGAGACTTGCAACTCAAACGGCTCGTACAAGCCTCTCTGAGTTACGGAAGAAACTTTTCCGTAATTAGCCATAGAACACCACAATAGTCGCGGACGACAGTGTAGCGTGGACATCAGTATTGAACTTGATGCCCTCACCGGGGAACAGGATGTGCTCTGATCCCGCCGCTGCTGGTGCCGTGAACGAGAACCGCGTGGTACCGCCCGAGCCGCCGTCTTTTAAGACAACCGTACCGCCACTAGCGTAGCTAACAGTCACCGCTTTTACACGGGTCGTATCAGCATACGCAGTGTTGGTCGAAGTTACCTGCGCCGATTTAACGTCTGTTTGCATCATGATGATGCTCCTTTACTTAGACGTTTTGCTGACCAACCAGCGGATCGACAACGAAGTAAGTGATGTAGCCAGCAACAGTGCCAGCGCCCGAAGTATTGTCGGTAACGGTCACATACGACAGTTCAGTCGATGGTGCAAAGGTCAAACCAGAAGTGATAACGCCCAATGCTGAAACAGCCAAGCCAGAGGCAAAGAAGTTGTTGTCAGCAGTGCCGGAGTTGTAGCCGGTAGCGCCAAGGTCACAGGTGCCTGTGCCAGCGTCAGTAATCACCACGGACAGGATAACTGCGCCAGCCGGAAGAATCAGAGCGGGAGCGCCAGAAGCCGAAGAAATAGCGACGTTAGTGCCAGCGGTAGCTGGGGAAGCATCAGCAATGTAGAACTCAGCAGCCATTACGCCGGAGCCACAATATGCGGTGCGAGTCTGATCGCCGCCGCCCGAACGCCAAATACTCTGGGTGGTAGAAAGTGCCATTTGAGTTGTCCTCACATGCGAGTTAAGCGCGAACGATCTGCATGTCGTCAGGCGGGGGGCCTGTTCGTAAGCGCCGGGAATACCCCCGGAATTTCACTACTTTATATACCAAAAAAGGGGGGCCGTAAAGCCCCCCTTTTTATTACGCGCCTTGCGAGCCGTACATGCCCAACGGATCAGACC